GAATGTCAATGTATCAGCCGCTGCTGAAGCTATTGTGACTGCGCCACTTTCGGCTGAAACGGCGATGTCCTCGACGGTACCACTTGTAGCTTCCGTCACAGCTACGGCGGTACCATAGGCTTGATCGATAGAGGCATCATCCGCTACCGATAAACCTTGTAAAGCCCAAGATACTGTGTCTGAACCGTCCGTCGCCGCCGTGTCTGTCACAGCGCTAAAAGCTCGAAAAGTAACTGTGCCTTCGTTCCAGCCCTTTGGGAACGCTACACTAAATTGTGCATGTTCATCGCTGGCACCGTCAAATAATAGACCCATGATGTCTGGACGACCCGAGGTTGTTACGTGATCAGTCATCGCACTACAACCGTTTGAGCTTTCGGGCCTCATAGCTGCCGCCGGAACCCACAAGGTCTGCTTGCCGATTGTGCCGCCTTTGCTGCTTAACAGATTGCCTGTTGAACTGCTAAACGCAGTCAAAGCTACGGGGTCGGTAGATCCGTCCCCGACAATTATAGCGCCATCCGCAAGCGCCGACATGGCCGTGACCGCGCCAGTGCCGCTGCCCAACAGCACCCCGCCATCAGTGAGACTAGTCGCACCAGTTCCGCCTTGCGCTACACTTAATGCAGTGGTCAACCCTGACAAGCTGGTGATGTCGGAGTTTGCGCCTTTTACCGCCTTGGTGTCGGCGTACGCCTTGATGCTCTGCTGTGTTGCCAGCTTCGTTGCGCTGTTGCTGGACATATCGTCTTCGTCAAGGCAATCGCTAATGTTAGCCGTGCTGGGGAAGTCTATATTATTAGAATTTAGATCAAGGTCGCCGCCAAGCTGAGGACTACTATCCTCCACAATATTGGCTAACCCAGAACCGGCATTGCCCGTGCGAGTGAACAGCACCGACATGGCATTGCCGTCCGTAAAAGAACCTCCAGAGGCAACATGCGTCACCGCAACCTTTGAATAGGTCGAAGCGCTAGTGACAGCACCAGTTACGTTGAAAATGGCGTAGTTGCTGGGGTCAGCAATCTCAACTAAGTGTACCGTTCCTCTCAAACCCGTGGTTGTGCTATCGTCCCAAGTATCAATATAGCTATTCAAATTTACGCTGTTGGCGTCAACATCGTCGAGGAAAAGAACCGTAGCGCTTGAAACGGTAGAGTTGTTTAAAAACACCTTTCCAACACCTTGGTCAGCGTCAGTCGTTGTGCTTTCAAAGTTATACTCGACACCGCCCTGGCCACGCGGACCTTGGGCACCCGTTGCGCCCGTTGCACCCGTTGCGCCGGTTGCCCCGGTTGGGCCAGCCTCTGCCAAAGCCGCACCATGCACGACCTCGATGTTATTCGTGCCGCTTGGCGGTGCGGTAGAAAAGGTAAGCGTAGTACCTGATACGCTGTATGTGGAGTGCGCTTGATGCACACCATCAAAAAATACCTGGCAGTTTTCTTCACGGCCCGGATCAACCGATAAAGTAAATGCTGTGGTCGATGCGTTGCCGCTAAATACATCCACCGTGCGTTGCAGACTTGCAGCAACCGTTGCAAGACTTGTCGTTGTGATTACCTTTGGATTTCCATCGCTATCGAAAGCCAGAATGTTATTAGCGCGGTCCACACTGTTTGGCACGGTGCCAATAGCACTATCGGTAAGCGCAACTTTAAACGACCGATTTAACTCTTCCTGTATTTCTTGATTCCCCATAGCCAAGCGGTCAAGCGCTAACTCATGCGTATCTGCGGGGAAAGGATCGTTTGGCGTGTAGTCCACCGTTTGCGTGCGCGTGGTCGTGCGCCGTATATGCCACTGCACTGTACTCGCTGGTGCCGATGCTGCCACTACCGTTCCGGTAGAGCCGCTGCCGCCAGTCACGGTGTAGTGCGTGGTGTAGGTTTTTACTGTCTCTGCACCCGTTGCTATAACGCGCTCAACCACCTGTAGTTCAGCGTTGGCTCCCGTTCCTTGGAAAGGAAACGTAACTGCAAAAGACGTAGTTGATCCGTTCCCCGTGTAGGACACGGAGGTTGTCGTTGTGCTAACTGCCATGATTTCCTCTTAGTTCAAAAAACCGCCGGGGACTGCCACACTCGGCCTTACTTGTGGCAAGAAGTCTTGCCCACGCTCTTCACGCACTCGCTCTTCAAAACGCGCCGCCCAACCGGGTCTAAGCGCCTCGTTCATTTCCCAAAAAATAAAATAGTCAAGCGCTAGACGCCCATAAAAAAGATTGCCAAACGGCAACATTGATTTTGCGCCGCGATAAACATCGCCCGGTATTTTATCAAATTCAAGGTGCGCCGCGTTGTTGAGCGGCGACATGATAAGTTTATCAAAGGTTCCGTAGACTGGCCCCATAATTTCGGTGAGGGGGCCACGACCAAACTTTTTTTCCTCAAAAACAAAAGCGTTTAGAAGATCGCCGTAAAAGCCTAACCCGCCACTGGTCATTAAACCTCTAAACATTGACGCACCATTAAGCTCTTGTGGCTCTCGACCCTTTGAAAAGTCTTTAAGCATATTTACCAGAGTGCCGTAGACAATCATTGAGGTAACTAAATGAGCGCCGTAAACAATTTTCTCGCTTGGTTTACCGGCCCCAATAAATGACCGCGATAAAATTTCCCGCGCATACGTTATTGCGTAGGATTTCAGGTGAAAGAAAAACATCGCCATTTCTGAAACGGCTGTTCCCCGCGTCGCTCCTTGCCTTTGTGTTAGTCGCGCCCTTGCCCCTGGCGTCAACACCGCACTGTTTACAAAACCAGTAATAAAGTTTTGAAACGCAAACCGTGTTTCTTCGTTGGCTATGTTATTTGCATCAATATATTGTTTGCCGCTTACCTCTCGCACCGACTCTTTTAATCGAGGCCAATCGTCGGCGGTAATCCCATAACCATTAAGTTCTTGCCGCGCCGCTGGTGTTAAATCATCAAACGACTTTGCCGTAACCCGCGCTAGGTAGTTAGACATAGTTAGACCCGCTGACGCTTTTAGCGTGTCAGAAAGCCAATTCATGCCTGTAATCCTAAATACCTGACTAACCAGATGCGCGCCCTGCCCGTTGCCAGCGCCATCACCCATAAACCGCCCACCAACACTATCAAGTAAATACTCAAGGCCAATGTTTAAACTGTCTGCTATTTCGCGTATCTCGCCAGACCGACGCCCTTCAAACATGCCACTTAACATTGCACGGTGAGCTTCACCGAGCGGTACGCCAAACTCACCCAGGCGCGCGACTGACGTAGCAATATCAGAAAGCGATGTTATCGACACGCCGCCCAATACAGCAGCGCTGCTGACGTTTCGCAGCCAGTTAGCACCGCGCGCCATTTTTCCACCAAAGTTATCTGTAGGCATGATTGAGTTGGTGCCCATCACCTCATCAAACTCTAGCGCTATGCGGTTGGTATCTATCGTGCCAATAACCGTATCGTCTGACCTAATTCGTTGATCTACTGTCTTGGCAAGATCAAGCAACATATTTTTTGGGTTTGGGCCTAAATGCCTCATCGCCGCTATGTTGCGCGACATCATTTCCAGCCCACCAGTAAACGATGTGCCAACATCGGGATACCCGTACGCTTGCATGTATGACCATGTTGACTCGCCGTCTTTAAAATGTAGGTGCCGACTATGCGACAATTCTTTAGCCATGTTTGCTGGACCCTTAAAGCCTGGAGTCTCTGACAAATCTTTGACTAATTCAGCGCGCTTGTTACCACTTACAATTGTTTCCCAAGAACTTTTAAGGCGTTCTATTTTTTCTTCGCGGGTTAATTTGCCGCCAAAGGTTCGTTGATCGTCGAGCAAATCAACAATGAAGTTTGCCCATTGTTCGCGCCCCGCTTGTTTAACCTTGAAACCATCATGGGATTGCCGAAACAAATATCCCGGCACCTTGGCAATATCCGCGCCATACCTGTTAGCCTGTCGCCGCATAAAGTCAGCAGTCTCTTCCATCGCCTCTGCGATTGCGCGTGCCATTGGTGGAATGTCTGCAATTTCTTTAGCAGTGTCATACGATGCGCGAAGAATGTCTTCAGAGTTACTGTTTTTGCGTAGATAACGCATTACATCGTTTCTATTTGTACCTCGGTCCTCTACCGCTTTTGTAAAGTGTGTTTGTGCCAAACGGTGAAACGCAACTGCGGTTGTTTCTATGCCGCCCTTAAAATCGCTGCGGCCATCTTTAGGAATGGCAATATGATTTATTAGGTCTACCTGTTCTTGCGCCGTCTTGCCCTCTAATGCTGCAAGAAAACTAGCGCGCACACGATAGTTCAACGCAGCGTGCCATTTTTCGTTTTCTGCTGCCTTTAACATATTTTTAAAAAACTTCTGCGCCGCCTCATCAACAACTGCTTGCTCATCAAAAACATCGCCGCCGCGACGCGCGGCCTCTACAGTTTCCTTTGCATATTTAAGAAATTCCTTGGCTCGTCTTTTACTAAGCGTTTTGCTTAACGCTTGTATTCGCGCAACGCAGGGGTCTGTTTTTTTTGTCATTGGATGACCCCATCAACCGCACATTTAACAGCATCCTTAAACGCAGCCTCTTGCTCATTTAAATCGTCAATTTCTTTTTGTGCCTGTGCCTGTTCTTTATCAAATTTGGCAACATCTGCCGGTGATCCGGTGCGTTCAATCTCTGCGCGCACCTCTGTCACTTGCGTCTTTACTGCGTCAGAGTAAACATCAATATCAGGTACATCTAACTCGTCTATTTTCTGCCGTAACTCTTGCTCCATAGCGTAGAACAATTCTCCCTCTGGAGAATTTGCTTCTTTTATTAATGACGCTGTGTAGTCTTGATTGGGCGACCAATGCGGTAATCCATCAGCGCCAATAGACAAGCGCCCAAGCGCTGGTGGCAGGTACTCAGGCAGCACGATGCTGTCGGAGTGCTTCTTGATTAAATCTAAAGCCACCGGGTCGTCGGTCTTTGCAATATAATATGCGTCGCCAATTTTAACGGCCTTCCCGTCATCAATATCGCCGGATTTCTTCAACCGCGTTCGGGCCTTGCTCGCGGCTTTTTTAGTGGCGAACGACAGAAATTGACCAAACTCGTTTTGCGCTAGCGCGTCCTTTGACACCAGCGTGCTGAGTGAAAAGTTATCGCTTGCAGGAAGGGCGGCAGATTCTGACCTTTCCACTCGCGCATCCAGACCATTAGCTTCCAGATTTTTAATCTGCGCGGCAAACGACCGTTCGCTGCCGGTCGCGATGTCAATCCGAATTGCCGGAACTTTTTGAACGCCCCCAGATTCGCTGGTTTCCAACAGATAATCTCCACGGGCAACCAGAGGCTGGATATCATCAAGCCGCTGCATCGGTATGGTCTGGTCAATAATTCGACCCACCGCCGTTGAGTTTTCCAGCGCTGTCCGCAGCATTACGTCGGCTCCGACGACGCGACGGCCAGACATCAATTGGCCTACAGATGTGCGAATTATATCTGCGTGTGCATCGACGCCAGCTTCTAACGTCAATTCAGCCATCTGACGCTCTAATGGCTTTGCTTTTGGATTGCTTAAAATATCTCCAATAAAGCCACCGCCAGCGCGCAAGCCGCCGCCAATACCAGCGCCAAAAGCAAGGTTGGCAAAACTGTCGTATATATCATAATCGGCTTGCACGTTTTCGAGGGCAAGATAAACAGCGGGTTCAACCGCTAAAGCGCCAACCGCGCCCTCAGTCGCCCCTACCCGCGCACGCACCGATGCGCGCCCAAACTTAGATGCTTGATTGCCAAGCAATTTTGCGTATCGCGCAGCGCCGACAACAGGAATAAATGCAGAGCCTAAGTTTATAGGGTCAAATACAGAAGCGAGTAAACCAACAGTGATTTGAGCGCCAATGCCAATACCGCTGTTTGCTGCAATAAATTTGCGCGTAATTTCTTCGCGCTTGGCTTCCATAATTATATTGAGACTTTCTTCAGTCTCACCAATCTGAGGCGTTAAATGTTGGGTAAGGCCATTGTCCTCAAAAATTTTCTGTTGCTCATCAAGAGATAGAAACGTTTTACCTCTAAACTCACCACTGCCATCTTGATTTAGTATGTCTTCAAAGTCTGCAGACAAATGCGACAAGGGAGACTCGCGAAGGCCACGCGCAGCATTTACATCTGCTGATCCAAATGCAGACGGCAGTGGGTTAGTTGCAAAGACATCTTTAAAAGTAGCATCCAACCCAGACTGTGTGTCAAATTGAAGCTCTATGGGTCTGCCCGTTGCTCTCGGATTATAAACTTCTGGTTCAAACAAATACGCCACTAGTCATCTTCCGAACGAATTTGCCCACGTTTTTGCAAAATTTGTAAACTTCGTTGATAGGCTTTTTCACGAATTTGACTTCCATAACCGCCAGCGCCTGGATTCATACGCGGGTCTTCAAAAACATTCATTGCTTCTTCAACTGTAACCCGTATCTCTTTACCATTCGCATCCAGAACGGCTTCTTCGCCTGTACTGTCTGTTAAAACGGCTGACATACCATCGCCGCTTAATCTCCAAACACCTGTATCTACCAAAGATTGACGCGCTAATTTTTGCCGGTCTGTATTTTTTATCCCTTGAGGTATGCTTCCAGTGACGGTTTTATCGAAGACTAAGTCCTTTTGATTCTGCAGCCACAACACAAGGCCGCGCTCAAACTGTCGCGGCTTTACTACGTTCTCATTGCCGGGTGCGTGAACAATACCTTTTAAGTTTTTGTTATTTACCACTTGGTACGGCGCAACAGTTTTAATCGCCTCTGTGACCGCTTGCCCAACCGGCATACGATTAGCAATATTGCGCGCAGCCACTAATTCAACTGCATTGCGCAGTGGCCCTACACTTATATTAGAGCGCACCCCCATATTAGGAAATTTTGTGCCGAATTGCCGTAATGTCTCGTCTTTAAGTTGATCAATGTTCGCTTTGTCAGAAATAACGCTCTTTATACCACCTCCAACTACAACCGCTGCTGCAGCCCGTCGCGCCTTATGATTTGCAATTGCGCCGATTGCTTGCATATCTCTACTTACACTTTTATTCGTAAATATCTCACTTACAAGTTTGCCACCATCAACACGGCCCAAAGCATTATAAATGCTCCCTATTTGAATTGCGGCATTCTCCGCGCCGCCGCCGGTTATTTGGGTTGCCATTTGCTGTGCTTCAGCTACAGAAAGATACTTACGGTCGCCACGAAGAATTTCTAGCTCATTAAACCTAACGTCTGCCGCAGATTTATAAGCACTCCAGCGTTCTTGTGCTTCCGCAGCGTTGCCCTGTGCGAGACTTGTTTTGAAATCCCCATACAATTTTTGTATAGGTTCAGTACGCAGCACAACGCTGCCTGAATTTTTTTGTCGCTGATTTAGTTCACCGTTAGCGCCACTGACTCGTTTTTCAAAAAGCTGTAATTGTTTAAGGTTTTGCTTTTGAAGCTCCAACGACAGATTTTGATTGTTAGCATCTTGTATTAGTCTTTCTCGTTCAGCGGCTATATCTGACAAACTACCAGAACTAATTATAGGTAAAGATGTTGCACGAAATGTTTCTTGATCGTTTACTAGAGCAATAAGAGCCGCTTGTTCCTCTTTAACAACATTTCTTTTTATATATTTAAGATTTGCAAACTTTGCTGGTTTTTTTGGATCAGTCGCTAACCTTATGTTTAATTCATCTGCGACATTTTTTTTTGCTTCGTTGCTTCTAGCCACAGCTAGGCTTTTCTGTTCTCTTTCATGAGTTTCTATTTGATTTTGAGTACTCTTTAATAACCGCGCACGGGTATCACCATCTAAACCCTCAAAAGATTTCGGGTCATTTAAATCAACTTTTAGTTGCTCAAGCGCATTTGGATTTCTGGTTAGGTCTGCATTTAAACGATTTAAAACTTGTGTCTGGCGTATTTTATCTGTGCGACTTGCTATTAATGTTGAAGCCTCTCGATCTGTATATGCGCGACTTTCCACTGCGGCATTGACGCTTTTTTTCATTTGCTCAATAGCCATATCATATTGTACAGCTGGCGTGCCAACGACCAGTGAATCTATAGTTTTTTCGTATGCGGCGTTGTCGTCAGCGACCATTAATGTTTTGCCGCGCTCAATGCCGTTTTTAAAAGTGTTGATGCGACCTATCGCTTGCAGCTTCACCCAAGTGGGATGAAATTTTGCAAGAGAATCATTACTCATGTTTTGCGCTAAGTTTTGATAGATTTCTTGCGCGCCTTGTTGATACATCGAATCAGCTTGTGAGGGATCAACGTTTTTTACTTTTTCTTGCAACTGCGTTAATTGAAACATTGCGTCGGCGTCAGCGTTAGCAACCTGTGTCTTTACACGCTTATCATTAAAGTCATTAAAAAGATTCTCAATTTCAGAGCCAATAGCTGCAAAGCCTTTTGCATCAAACGTTCTTATTTTTGAATAATTGACGCCTGGACCCGCACTGAGTTGCGTGGAGGGCGCTCCGCCGCGCCCAGTATATAACGGTATCCGCGCCATCTATTCGTACCCCATGCCGAACCTGCTACTCAAAGCATCTATGTTTAGGTTACTCGCTTGCGTGCTTGGCCCCATTGAACCCAAGGGACTAAAACCGCTAAAGGTTGAAACATCATAACCCTGACTTGCCAGTTGACTTTGCGACGCGCCAAACCCAAGTGTCGGGTTAGGAGCCATTTGGGAAATGCCAGCAGATAGAATGCTTCCGCCTAATTGAGCGACACCCTTTGCGATTGCCATTGACCGCACTGACGACGCAGACGATTTTAAATTGCCAGCGTGCCATACTAGTAACTCAGCGCGATAATTTTGATCTTTCTCAACAACTTTGCCCTTATGAATTTGAAATAAGCGCTCAAGCTCAAACTCCGCAGCAGTGTCTCCTAAAACTTCAATAGGCGTACCGTCATTTATCTGCACACCACTCTTGCCGTAGGCAGCGGTTGCTTTTCCCATTTGTATTTTACGAACACGATCTACACGATCAGCTTCTGCCTGTGCGGCTTGAACTGCCGAAATTGCGTTGTTGCGCGCTACTGCGGCGTTCGCTTGCTGCGTTGCTGCTTGGCGCTCTAAACTAGCTGCTTGCGCTTGCCCTTGGGCTATACTGCCGTAAGCACTAAAAGCAGCAGAAGCAACAGCTACGGCACTAGTTGGATCACACATGAGTTATCCTGAGTGAGTAATAATTCGGTTGATAACTGCGGTAAGTTCAAACGGCAGTGGTTGCGTTTGCTTTACCTGTACCTGTCCACCCTCTTCCCAGGAGCCGTGCATTTGCACGGTTTTGTCTCCTGTGAATAAAGGCGGCGAAGAATCCATCGGATCGCTGCCGCTGCGGAAAAGAACACGGTCAAGTGATCCGTCTTTCGGGCCAAACTCTGCACCTAGCGTATCAAGGAACCTAAACGTAGTCTCAAACACTCGCTTCGCACGACCTTGCGCCGTTCCATCATCGCCGCCAGCTTCTGGTCGCAACGTGGTGACTTGTGTGTCGTAGCCTAACCCAACAACAGCCGATGTTACCGTGGGCGACAAACCAGTCACCTGACCACCAGTAACAGTTTGATTTGGGTAGACCGCCCCGTTGCCAAGAATGCTGACCGTTTGTCCCTCTAGGTGATCCAGTCCAGATAAAGTAGCTGTGGCGGTGCCGCTATATGTCAGACCGCTATCGACAAAGAAAGCGTCAGTTTTTGCGTCACCACGGGCCGTATCAAATTTGCTTTGCAGAACCTCGACATACCGGCGCGTCACGCTGTTGATTGTGCGCCTGACCGTCATCCACACTTCGTCGTAGCCATCGCCCGAAATTGACGTAACGCTTTCCACTACGGCCCCGGTGCCACCAATCTGATGCAAATGCCATCCGATCACCTCTTGATCTTTCTGGAATGTAAGCCCAATCAACGCACCGTCATCTCGCACGAGCCAAATAACGCTGTCGGGCTCCTGTTGAAAGGTCATTTCAACAAACCCAGCGCCGCTTATGTTTTCTGCAAGAATTGTTAAATCGGGCGAAACAAAGCTATTGGTCGAAAGCTCAAAAACTATTTCACGCAACTTGCGGCGTTGGTTTTGTATAAATATTACACGGTTATCTATGCGTATTGGTCGCGTTGCAAAACTACCGCGTGTGCCTTGGCGAACCACCCGAATGTTAGTCGGTGTTATTGCTTCCTGATCGCTGGACGATGACAATGTAAACTCGCCGCCAGCAGTGCCAATTGCAACAACAGTGCCAGGGCTTAACCACCGTATTGCGTTGACCTGATCGGTGGCAATCGTGACGTTTATTGCGCCATCGTCTAGTGCGCTGGGCGTATGCGTTTCAAAGTCACCGCTTTTGCTGCCCCAGATTGTTTGCGGCTGCTCCTTGCTGCCAGCAAAAAATAAACGTTGTTCAAAAAACGCCACCGCGCGGGGATAACCCGTCGTGCCACTGTAAGCGCCAAGCGACCAGTGCGTGTCGGCTGCGTGGCTTGCGAAAGCTCGATTAACAGTCGCGTCAACAACGGTGGTGCTTGTAACGCCAGTTATAGTCGCGTTGCCGTGCGCGATGCCGCCGTCATTAATAAATTTCCACGTAACCGAGTTATCAACAATGCTGTCGCCTTCGTTGGTCGGGCCACCACTACCCGCTGACGTTCCAGCTTGTATCGCCTCATAGACATTGCCGCTGTTGCGAACTACATCACCGACAGAGTACGAGGTACTTGCTGCCCATTCTGCAGCTTGATAACCGATGCGGATTAACCGCCCAACATCGGTACTCAAAAAACCACTGCCGCCATTAACGCCTGTTACGGCAGACGCCGTGATAGTTATGCTGCCAGAAGTACCGCTTGGGTCAAATGTTGTCGTTGTGACGTTTTCTGGCAGATAAGGCCCATCAACCAGCGTTGCATCAGAGATTGTCCAATCAGTGTTGCTAGACCTAGTTACCTTTTTCGGCGGGTAATTTTTGTGAGCCAAGTAGAGAACATCGGCTGTTTGCGCAAACTGGATTTCAAACAAATCATCCTTATCATACGGGCTGGTGATTTGCACGACGCTGGCAGCAGTGCCACCGCTTGTGTAGGTAGTATAGCTACTGCTGTCGATTGCCACACCGTCCACAGTGTTTAGCTGGAACGTGTTAGTTGTTTTTCCAGCAACCTTAAAATATTTACCATTAACTTCGGTCATACCGCCGACGTTCTGGATAAATACCCAGTCGCCGTCACTAAACCCATGTGAGCTACTGGTGACAACAGCGGGGTTAGCTTTTGTAATTGCTGTTATGTTTTTGTTAGCGTTTAATACTGCGCCTTGATTTGTGTAGAAGCGCATATACTCATCGCCAACCTCAATGCAATAACTTTGCTCTGCATTAAATTCAAACGGCAAAAGCCGCACCTTATCTGCGCTTGTACGGACCTCATTAATAAACTTTGTACCGGGTCGCCGGTACACACCACCGTGAGGTTGCACCACGCAGTTTGTCAGCGTCTCTGCGGCGTTCTTGTACTTTGCCACGTCAATGCGGCCAAACAAGCGCGGCGAAAAAACGCCAGCGGTAAAGTTAGTCTGTATTGTCGTGACGCGAGACATCAGACCCTGCTGCTCAAGAAACTTTCTTCCGTCGCTGGCAACGCTTCTTGTGCATCAACCAACCGCGCCTCGGCCAACTTACGCTGGTACAAGGTTTCCATGCTGTTTAATACGGTCTGACTAGCAGTCACTTCATAAGCAATGTCTGCCGCTAACCTGTAGGCATATGCTTCTGCAAAGAGTGCATCAAATTCGGTAGGGTCTGTGACCTCATAGACATATATTATATTGAGCGGTGCGGCAGCATTGCTGACGATCTTGCGTCCTTCAACAACCCACTCCTCATCAGTGTCTACCTCAATAATTGATAGACAATCTGAAGGCCAAGAAAAAGCGTTGGTTTTGCCCCAAACAGGAGATGTTGTGTCAGCGGCTAACTCCACACGCTTCATAGCAAAGTTCCAGGGGTGGCCGCGCAACACCTGATTGCGCGATTGCTCAAACATGCGTTTGCACGCACGCGCTTCTTTAGTGTCGTCATCAAGCGACGTAATCGGTTGCGCGCCAAGAAATGTAAGCGCACGGTTACTGATAGAAACGAATGTATTCGTTGCCATTGTGTCTTCCTAAAAAGAGGGGGCGACCGAAGCCGCCCCGCTCTAAATGTTTAGGTAGTTACCCAGTGAATGATGAAACTCATATCACCGCCAGTACCACCAGCAGCTTGCATTGTTGCTGCTATGTAGTAGTACCCACCTGGGTCAGAACTAGCACCCGCCAACTCCCACAACTTTTTGCCGCAAGTGTTGATGTCTGCTGCTTCATGGCGCACATCTGCCAAAGCCGCTGCGTCAGCAACGGCACTAGCAAACAAGTCCTCATCCACGACAACACCTGTCGTCTGATAAAGACCTACGTTAAATGTGCATGAACCTCCCAATGTGTCTGAACCTATAAAAATGTGCGGAACAGTCGCATTGCTAGGGATTGGAGCAAGCATAACAATGTCGTTGTCATCGCTGTCACCTGCTGCAAGAGCTATCGTACCTTGTGCTACACGCATTACGCCATCTAGCAACGATACGTCATTTGCTACCTGAGGGGTTGCCTCATAGTTAGCAATGAGGTCTGAATTTTTAGTACCCATTATTCATTCCCTCCTAACTTGGATCACATTCGATGTAACCAACGAGTTTTTCTTGCATTCTCGTTGCACCGATAGTCATGCTCGCGAAGCATTGCGTCGCATAATTTTTGTCATCCCGTTCGCTAATACGCACTTGCGCTTCGGCACCAGTAGCTAACAGCAAGCCACTTTTAGCGTAGAAAAGCACTTTGTCGTCGCTGTTACTGTCGGTTCCAATACGCTGCGTGCGAATAAAGGTGAAGCCGAGAAAAGAATCGATCTCACCTTGCACTAACGCCTTAATGGTCGTGTAATCGGACGATGTTGCTTTTTCTTCAGCTAACAAGTTTTTCAACTGTTTAGCATTGAGAACAAGATACCGCTCGATTTCTGGATCAATGTCAGAGGCATTTAATATTTCAGAGGCCGCCCTTAATTTAGCTACGTTAAGGCCAACATCAGATGAACTGCCGCCAACTTGAACGTCAACAACGTTGCTTGTATCAAACGCAGTTGACGTTGAACCATCGACACCCGTAAAGGCCGTACCATCAGCAGCCGCTATGATCTCGTCGTCCATAGCACGACCGAGAGCCATAGCTTGTGATTCAGCATACGGACCCGTTAATGAAACCAACGTGCGAACCTCATCTTCTTTGTCAATAAGGTCAGCAACGTCATAGTCAACTAGGCTGACACGACGCCTCGCGCTGGGGGTATCTACTCTTGGTGTGTCGCTGTGACGCGACGTGCGTTTTTGTGCGGAAACTTCACCGAGTTGTTCGAAAAATGCGTTCTTGCCGGTCACTGTCTCATTTCTGACAGAATCGCGTAGGCGTGAACCTTTTTGCTGAACAAGATGTTCGACATTACCACGGTACTGTTCCACAAACGCGGTTGTGATCTGCACACTCATTTTGCAGTCTCCTTCGTTTGGGTTGCGGTTTACAGTGCGTTCTCGGGTAACCCGGCACACCTACGTTTGAGGTCGTCACCTTTGCTGTCTTTCCAGCAGTCAACGGGGGCTGTCGCCTTGTCCGTTTAAACGTTTTCTGGAAACGCCACCTCATAAAGCTGTGTGAGGCGGTCGTTCAAAACCTTGTGTTCCGGGTGTCTTGTATCCATTAGACCCGGATTGTTTCTAATTTCAGCGATAGCCTCTTTGGCATCCTGTGGCGTCATGCCAAACTTACCGCTGCTCTCGGCTTCTTTAAACTGCGCGCCGCTCGATAGCTCTGCACCAATTTTAACAAAGGTGCGGATCATCTCAGGATGATTGCCCAAGCCGGTGGTATCGAGAATATTTATTAGATCGTCACTGCCAAAAGCGCGTACCGCACGCTTGGCAACACCAATCTTGTCCTCGTATGCGGTTCCGTATTCTTTTTTAATTTCTGTCGTCCAATCCTCAACCTGTCGCTGACTGTCAAGCGCTTGCGATTGATGTTGGTCTAGCGCGCGTTGCACAAACCCATCATGTAACTTTTGCGCCATGTGAGATGGCAACTTTGCATCATGCGCGCTTTGACGAAACCAATCACTCAGGTCTTGCGAATATCCTTCCATACCTTCCGGTACTTTTAACTCATAACCATCAGCGGTTTCGGGCGTACCTAATTTATTCCACCCATCCCACTCATTAATATCTTGGTCAGCCTCTGGTAGCGCTAGACGTTCTTTGCCCATCGCCTTTTCTAAATTGACGTAACTTTTTAAAACGTCATCCGCGCTCTGCCAGCCCTTGGCATCGACTACTTCCTGATAGTCTGCGCTTACCCAATCTGACTTTGTTAATTCCGTTGTTTCAATTGCTGGTGTCGTTTCAACTGCAACCTCAGTTTCTGCGGCTGCAGACTCTGGGTTACCCGCTTCAGCGGACCCTAAATTACTCATCAATAACTCCTATTCCAATTTTCATTACTTGCTCGTCATCCAAGCCAAGGAACGAAATAATGCGACGAACCATGTCGCGCGTCCCTTCCAGATGATGAACCTCTTCGGGCGACCTCACGCCTGTGACTTGAAACAAACCACTGGCTTTCATCATGTCGCGCAAAACTATTTGACCTTCCGGCACTGTCATAAAAACGTGACGGTAGCTCTCTACTAGCTGCTTTTGACTCGTCACCGTTGTGCAGCCTGACTAATCTGGCTCACCTTCAGCGCAGCGTCTGCCGCCTGTGGTGCAGCCTCAAGTGCTTGCTGCATCTGTTGTTGTTGCGCTCGTTGGTTACGCGCATCAGCTATGCTTTCCTCATCTTTAAGGATGCGTTGAGGCACGCCATTAACATCAGCAAGCACGCGCGTGATTTCGTCAAAATTGAAGTTGTCCATGACGCTAGGGTCAACTGCTGCAATTGGCTGCACCATTTCTAGCGTGCGTAATATGCCGACACCCTCTTCTGATTTCATAGCGCGACTTAGCGGCGATACATATTCAACCTCGTATTCTTCGCCTTGCAATATGTCTGGCGGCGGTGGAAGCACGCCCTGACGACCAAGGATGCTGAACTCACGTTCTATTAGCGGTCCAATAGTCTCTGACTGTTGACGCCCAACGGTAGGCGCTAACAAGGCACCTTTTTCTTGAGCGCGTTGCAACACTTCGGTTGCCGTCATTCTTGGACTGTCAACAAGGATCTGGAACAATGTCACCAAGAACGCATCGTTAATTGTGCGGCGGCGGCTTTCCATCATCGCCTCGCCAATGTCAGGACGGCCACCTGTATTCAATGGCTGGATGGGCGCTTGCTGGCGACCATCAAGTCTGGCAAACGTTGCGCCGCCGGGGCGCGTATTCACTGGCAGTATTACGCCGTCGTCGGCAATCAATAGTGGTGGGTCCACCACCTTTTCGCCAGCGCGGATAACGACGCGCGACATTGCCTGTAACATCTTGATATCAGGCAATACTATCATTGCAGGGCTTCGCCCATAAGTCTCACGCGAGGTCGTAACGTAGCGACTAATAATGTACGGGTTCTCCTCGAAACCCCCTTCCTCAATCAAGTTCTTTGTCTGGCACTCATAATAGCCACTGCCAAACTGCATGTTTGCGCGGTTTCGCTTCGTCTTATCTCTTAGGGTTCGTGGGCCGACAACATGCAGCAACTCAACTTTTTCATCTGGGTTGTCGTTCGCCATCTCCAGCATCTTGTCGCTGACATTTCCATCAGGAAACATCTCCGCAACTTGGCGTGCGGTCATGTTCATACGACGAAATACAGTATCAACAATGCCGTGTTCGTTCTCAGCGATAAAAATGTCTGCCAAATGCACTGAGCGATAGCGGAAGCCAGCGTCTAACTTCTCATCGACATACAGAGCGCCCGTGCCAAACGCTCCTAGACTTAAATATGTTTCGTGCATCTGCGAAGCAAAGTTACTGCGCGGCGCATAGCGATAGTGGAACATAACGCGCTCCACCTGATCAAAGTATTCGCCTACTTCTGGCACTTGGTTAAGGCCGGGGTCACTGGCGCGCAGTGTGTGCCACTTGGCACCGCGCGGTGTTAGTAAAGACTCCACGGCAGCAGCGAAGCGCTCAAGTGCCAGTGCGCTCGTTGCATCATAAATTTTTTCTGTACGTTTGTCGCCTGACGTTTTGTCGCCGTTAAACTCGCTGCTGCGTGGTAGGATTCGCTCTGCAATTTCTTCCCAGTGCGATTCCCAAGTTCCGCGCATACTCTTTAGCCGCTCATAGCGTTTAAAGATGGCGTCAGTATCTTGATAATCCATTAAACACCTAGCATTGTTGTGCGTTGGATGGCTTGTGCGTCAGTATTTCGCGGCACACCCTGCATAATTGTTCTGCCCTGGTATGTGCCACCGCCGACAGTTGATTGCGCTTGGCGCGTGGCCTTGGCTAACCTTGATCCGCTGCTCATGTCAGGCACCTGATCCATACCCGGCTGCATTTCGCTATAGAGTTCTGGCGTACACATAAGAACTATTTCTTCGCTTTTTTCTTTCTCATCGGCTTCTTCTTGGGTGGGCGACCCATCTTGCTACCGTAAGTGCCTTTACCTTTGGGCATAGCTATTTCCTTTTCTTTGCAGTTTTTGCACTCTTGCGAAACGCGGCGGCGGTTGGCGCGCCTTTGCTTCCAGGTTTACGCATCCGCTCACCAGAGCCAGCACGGATTCGCGCACGTTTATTATGGATATTTCTGTATAGTCCGGGTTTCTTTGCCATTACCAATTCTTGCACGACCAATAGCGCGGAGTGAGCTTGTTCGTCGCAGTGTCACATTTATGACGCGCGCGGAAACTCGCTCTACGCTTTGGATCGCCCTTCTTAATTGTCATGTTAGGATCGCCGTACCGCACCAGCTTTACTTGCTTGCCACTCTTGGCAAGTACGGCAAACTTTTTGTTTTTCCCAGGCGTGCGCTTCGGCTTGTTGTAACCACTGAACCGCTCACCTCGATAAGTAATTGCCACTAGGCACCTAAAAGAGATTTAGAGCCTGTGTTGGCGTCTTGAGTGACACCCTCACCGCCTGTAATTAAAGTCGATTGCCTACCAGCGGCAAGCTGACGGCGACGCCTCGCAGTACGGTCTGCGCGCGTAACCTCTGGGTCATCCCGCGCTGGCGTGGGGATAGGCGGTGGCGGCGGTGGGGGTGGTGGCATCTCAGGCGCTCTAGGCATACACATTTACTTCTCCTGATATTCGCTACGTAACCAGCGGAACATGAAGTAGGTGCGCGCGTTTGCACCATACTCCTCAATCTCCGATTCCTTCTTGGCTCCTAAAAACTTGAGCCATGCGTGCGCGTCCGTATGCGTGTCGAGGGCGCGGCACTCTAGCCGATTGGCCCCCATGTCATACAGATAACGCGACATTGTTCTCTTGATATGTTTTGTCACCGTGCCGCTAACGAGCGACCAATCATCAGTGGCAAACATGAACACTTGCCAGCATGACGGCACTGTCTCAGATGCGCCAAACACACTGACCGGCTTGCCATTAAACGATGCTACCTTGCCATACGCAGATAGCGAGGCGCGCAGCGCCAGGTCTTCAGCACTGCTAATTAATGGCTCAATCTCTTCAACGTCTGACGCACGCATACGTCTGGCAACATAGACAGCTGCAGCGTAGCTTACGTCATCAACTAAAACTGTCGGCATAGTCGTTTTGAATAACCGGGTTGCCGTCATGCAGACGCTGTGTTCGCGCTACCTCAATCATCAAATCGTCGCTGTCAGTGTCGCGCATACCTATCGACAGGTAACGAAAAGCATCAGCGCTATGAGAACTGTGGTCGTGGTTTGGCCGATCTCGCCAATCGTTGCGCTTTGCATCCCAGGCGCGATGATATGCGCGTAAATATTTTAACCCCTGCGCGCACTTTTGACGGTCGAACCAGCAGCGCGACAACGTTGCACGCACCGCCTCAATGCCGTCTTGAACTGTGAGCTTGGGAACTA